GGTATCCAAATTCCGGATTGATACAAGGGTACAAGAGATCAACGAAGGGGGGGCAAGATAATTCAACTGTCGCGGACTTTCTTACTGCGCAAAGCATAGGAGCGTGTGCCACTTACCTTGTGGACTACACTCCAGAGGAACTGAGGGAAAGGACGTTAAAGGCCTATATTAATAGGAACTTTGAGAAGCTAAACAAATTTAAGCTCCCCTGGTATATACCAGAACGCCTAGGAGGACTCGGATTGCCAATAATTCCAGGCACCAAGTACACCCCCAGTAAAGAAGATTTGAGAACTGCCAAAGTTATTGATTGTCACTTCACCTTTAAAGTTAAACCACTGAAGACTGCATATTCCACTTGGAAGATTGCATCTCAGCGACTAAGAGACTTTAGGACGGGATCAACAAATGATGTCATGAGCGGAGTGCGCAGTGAGATTGGGACGGTCAAACTTATTGACGCTGACCAACTCACGAGCAAACTCTGCCTTGAAGCACTATTTCGAAACCCATTGAAGAAATTGTTTGACAAAAACTTTGAGAAAAACTTGGAAGGACTCCTACAACATGAAGACAAAACCGTTAGAGACATTACGTTAGGCTTACATCCGATGAGACAGCTAGAAAAGCTGCTCAAGAAGGTAAGGAAATCGGACGAAATCAAAGATGGAAGGATAATACCTTTCATACTCCATGATCTCAAGCCTAAAAGAAAACAAAGTAATGCACTCTCTTTCGTGTTCGTGGACAATACCACAACTACGAGTGATTTAAACAAAGACCAAATGCTCAAGTATAACAGAGGACGTACCCTGCATATCATCCACGAAGTTCGTGAAATGATATCAGAGAATGAACTCTGGCTCTAGGATTATGTGTCCTAAACAGGACGTAAAGATTGTTTTTTGGCTGTGCACCTTTTGGGTTGCACCACCAAGGTCTCCGGCTCACTATTTATTCCCTCATTTTCCAAATTTTAGTATGGCAACAGACAGGTTGTAAACCTCCAGCTTACGCTGGACACAGGTAATATCGATGTCGAATTCTAAATTCGACTCTCTGTGAGTCTGTTTTATAATTGTTGATCAGGTGATGAATCTGATTCCAACTAAGGAACACGCGGATATCCGCGCCAATTACTAAACGAGAGGTGAGTTCGTA